GTTCGAGTCCTCTATCATCCGCCAGTTTTATGGAGTGCAGCGGGCAATGGTGCCTATCCGGTTTGAACCCGGAGCCTCGCTACTCAGTAGCGCGACAGAGTTCGATTCTCTGGCTCTCCTCCAGTTTATGCTCGACTCGTATAGAGGGATTACGCCGCACTCGTAATGCGGATACTCTGGTTCGATTCCAGAGTTGAGCCCCAGTTTCAAAGCACTTCTAGTTAAACGGTAGAACACGGACCTGGTACGTCCGCGATGAAGGTTCAATTCCTTCGAGGTGCTCCAGATTTAAGCCCAGATAGTTTAATGGCAAAACTTCCGGCCTGTACCCGGACGTTCTCAGTTCGAATCTGAGTCTTGGCTCCAAGTTTCTCTTAACTTTAGGCACGAAGTTTGTGAACCGATGATAAGAAAGAGCGCGGTATGGGGCTTTCACCGCGAAAGTGTAACGACATGAAGTTCCCCAAATGCGGGCATGGTATATAGGATGTGCCTTAGCCTTCCAAGCTAGAGAATCGGGTTCGAGTCCCGATACCCGCTCCAATGCGAAAGTAGTTTAGTGGAAGAACTGAACCTTGCCAAGGTTCGAGCACGGTTTCGATTACCGTCTTTCGCTCCAACTTTATCGGACCAGACTAACGAACTGATTCGTGACTTCACGTTTTTCGGTACCGCAAACCGAATGGCTGGCGTCTGTGCTGATTGGACCATTCCCAAAAGGATGGTTCTAAATGCAGTGTGCATACAAGAATTGCAATAACGAAGTTGTCGATTTTGGAAAGCGAGATAAAAAGTTTTGCAGACGAAAATGCGCGACAAAACATCGCGTCATTGCTGCTCGACAGAGGATGAAATTTCGAGCGGTAGAATATCTGGGTGGGCAGTGCGCAATCTGCGGATATCGCAAGTATATTGGCGCTTTGCAGTTTCATCACTTACGAGATAAAGAATTCGGAATTAGTGAATCAGGATGTACTAGGTCGTGGGAAAGAGTCAAAGCAGAGTTACAGAAATGTATTTTGCTTTGTTCTAACTGCCACGCTGAACAACATCACAATTAGAGCGTGACCGGAAATGGTAACGGACTGCACTGTTAATGCAGCGTGCTCACGCACAACTGTAGGTTCGACTCCTACCGCTCTAGCCAATTTTATTGTGGGATAGTGTAACGGTAACACGAGAGTCTCATAAACTCTAACTGTGGGTTCGATTCCCACTTCCGCAACCAGATTCGAGGAGAACGGTGCGACATTACATTGTGGTGGCAAGGAAAGTAATCTTGCCCGAAAAGATTCACGAAATGTCTTGCGGACACATCATGGCGCAAATCGCGCATGTGTGCGGGCGAGTTCCCAACGCGAGATTTTCGAGCAACAGCATTATCGTGTTGCAGGTTGAATTGAACGCGCAGTTGCAGGAAGTCAAACAGTACCTGGACGAACGCAAGATTAAGAATTGGATTTACTCGGACACCAGCAACCTGTGGGTTGGCGAACATCCAACCGCGCTGATTACCGAGGCGGTCGAAGAAAGACTTTTTGATTTTCTGGCGCGCTTCGAATGCGGGTGCGAGCCGAGAATTTATGCAACAAGTTCTGGAGTGGTCGCATAGCGGCCTATTGCGCTCCGTTGTCAGCGGAGACTTCGTGGGTTCGAATCCCATCCATTCCGCCATTTTCTACGGGTAGCGTAAGTCGGGATTACGTCCGACAGGTTTTGTTCTGGTGGCCACTGGGCAAGACTACAGTGTGGTGAAATTCCGCCGCGTCCCACTCTCATTTTATGTTGGAGTAACTCAACGGACTAGAGTACTCGTCTTCTAAACGAGTCGTTGTGGGTTCGAATCCCACCTTCAACACCAATTTCGGGGAATCTTCTAGTGGTTAAGATACGCGCTTCGGAAGCGTGAAACGAAAGTTCGATTCCTTCTTCCCCGACCAGTTTATGATTCGGAAATAGTTGTTACGGTAGCATCCATGCTTTGGAAGCATGAGGCGGTGGTTCAACTCCACCATTTCCGACCAAATTTTATATGCGCTGCTAGTTCACTGGCAGAACGCTTGGCTTACATCCAAGATGTAGGTGGTTCGATTCCATCGCGGCGCACCAATTTCAAAGGTGATAGTAGTGTAGTGAGAGCACGCTGGACTGTGAATCCGGCAGCGAGGGTTTGATTCCCCCTTTCACCCCAATTTTCTTCTCTTCGCCAAGTGGGAAGGCAGGCGTCTGCAAAACGCCAATCCGCTGGTTCGATTCCAGCAGAGAAGTCCATTTTCTTTTGCCCGATGGTGTAACTGGCAACACGCGGGACTTTGAATCCCGTCGATGAAGGTTCGAATCCTTCTTGGGCAACCATTTCTGTTCGGAGTTCGTTTAATTGGAAGGACAGCGCCCTCTGAAGGCGCGAATCTACGTTCGAGTCGTAGACCCCGAACCAAGTTTATCTGTGCCCGACTGGTGGAACGGCAGACACAACGCGCTTAGAACGCGTCGTCGAAAGACATGGGAGTTCAAATCTCTCGTTGGGTACCAATTTTATTGCGCTGCTGATGGAATGGCAGACATGCCGGATTCAAAACCCGGTGCCGTAAAAAGCGTCCCGGTTCGAGTCCGGGGTGGCGCACCAATTTATTGTCGGCAGCACCAGCGTGCAGCCTGGCCTTATAAACCAGGGAAAGCGCCTGATTAGCGCGACGGGAAGGTTCGACTCCTTCGCTGACAACCATATTTGCCGATGTCGTCTAGTGGCCCAGGACGCAACCCTTTCAAGGTTGTTACGCGGGTTCGAATCCCGCCAACGGTACCAATTTATGGACTGCTACGTCAATGGCAGACTACGCGCCTTTTAAGCGCTGGAATGTAGGTTCGACCCCTACGCGGTCCACCAAGTTTTGTGCTGCTAATTCAATGGCAGAATACTCGCCTCTTAAGCGAGGGATGATGGTTCGACCCCATCGCGGCACACCAAGTTTCTACAGGCCGATAAGATAATGGCAATCGGTTCGTCTCCAAAACGATACAATGAGGGTTCGAATCCTTCTTGGCCTGCCAATTTTAATGCCGTAGTAGCTCAGCGGTAGAGCGGTGGCCTGAAAAACCACTCGTAGCAGGTTCGACTCCTGCCTTCGGCACCAGTTCAAAATGTAACTCGCACAAAGACTGACAGGACACAAATGTTTGCATCATTGATTCCGGCACTAGGATTCACATCGCTTTTGTATTTGATTCTGAAGCTGGGCTTGATTGGTTTTATCGTGTACCTGATTACGACTTACATTCCGATGAATGACATCATCAAGAAAGTTATCTAGGTCATCGTCGCGGTCGCAGTGATTCTCTACTGCATCAACTTTTTCAATATCTCATAAGTTTACGTCCGATTAGTGAAACGGAACATCACGGAGCGCTACGAACGCTCAGTTCTCGGTTCAAATCCGAGGTTGGACACCATTTCGCAGAATGGAAATACCCCAAAAAAGCAGTTGACTATCTCTGAGGAGAGGATAATGCAACAGCCAGAGCAGGGCCGCGTTCAAGTTCCGGTAGTGGTCACAAACGTCGAAGCTAGCGCAAGGCTCGTTTCGGCCAGCAACGAAATCGTTAAAATCGAAATCCCAGTTCAGCACGGCAAAGGCCAGCAGGAAGGAATCATTCTTGCCCAGGCTTTGCAAATATTTCGCCAACTAGGCGGATTCGTTGTCGACGCAACAGGTAATCTTGAGTTTTATCCTATCACAGCTTTCATTCCACCCTTCAAATTTGAAATCAAACGCGTCTCTTTAATCACGAGCGGCGTCTAACCATGAGCCCACGTTATTTTTATTCTTGCGCCACCTGCGGCGGCGACGTTACCAAGACCCCGTGTATCAAGCGCGAAGAAATCAAACAGGAAAAAGGCGAGAAGAATCAGCGCAAAGCGGATTACGCCGGATTGCACGGCTGGAAATGCAACAAATGCGGCGACGGAGTAAAGGTCGCGCGCAAATTGAGGGGAGCCCATGAATAACGGTGGAGATGTTCTTGCGAGAGGCGGCAAGCGCGCGCAATTCAGTGGTCCCAAGGTGTCCCAAGATAAATGGGATGCGATTTGGGCTGAAAATGAAACCACAGATATCCCCGGTTCGGAAGTGGTGCAGATTCCAACCGCGCCAGATGTACAAACTCTGGTTGGAAGACGAAAGAAAAAATAAAGCCCTAGGGAAAATAAATGCAACTCGATGACCTTTTTCTATTTGCGGGAGAAGGGCTGAATATTCAAAACGCTATTAACAGAGTTGCGGCAGGCGGAAAAAAGGCAATTGTTATTCCCGCTTGGTACACAGGCACCGATTCCTTCACCAATCCCAGCAATGTTCCCATCATCGATTTGCGTGCCTCTGGCCTATCCACTGGATTGGGCGGGCCGCTGGCAAGCAGCAGTGGTATTGCAAGCAATGTGAATGGCGCACCGACGCTGGTTACTGCGGGCTTGATGGCGCAATATGCGCTGCTCGACGGCGCGGGAAGTCAAATTTCAGATTCATCTGGAAACGGCAACACTGGAACATTTGCAGCGGGCGCACAAGCTCCGACATGGTTGACGAACGGTTTGTCCTTCGCAGGTTCTTCCCAGCAATATGTTTCACTTCCTGCCGCACTTAACAATGCAAAAAGCGTGATGATCTGCGCTGCGTATCCGAAAACGGGAGCCGCTGGCGTAGACACACGCACGCCTTTTTTGATGAGCAATAATGGCGGTGCGGGTACGACTGGTGGTGTGTATTTTGGACCAGAAAATATTACGGGCAGCGCGGGACCGCAAGAAGGTTCTCCGAACAACACCGCTTCTATGCGTTTGGGCTCGCATCAAGGTTCCAACTTTGGAACAGGTGTGCGAGGCTTCGTCAATGGACCTGTTACTGTTGCTTGGGTTTTGAGCAGTCCGAATGACTTGATTTATATAAACGGCGCGCAGCCATCGGCATATTTGTACAGCATTAATAGTTCTGCTGGCCAGGTGGGCGCAGGAAATTATCAACTTGGCGGGTCCGCGACCGGAGATACCGTGGCGCGTTTTCTTACTGGTCAGATATATTACGCTCTGTTTTACTCGACCGTACTTACTCCAGCGCAAGTTTTGCAAAACACCGCGTTCTTGAACCAACAAATGGTCAATCGCGGCATCGCGGTAACACCATACTCCAGTTTCAATTCTCACAACACCGATACAGTGATGGTAGACGGTGACTCGATTCCGGCAGGTGTCGGCGGCGCTCCAGCATCAACGCTTATCACTCTGACCGACTCAAATTTCGTCGTGGGCAACAACGCTCTTGGTGGAACCACCAGCTTGGAAGAGTTGACGGATGGCGGCACATCTGTGGACCCGGCCTTTAATCCTGGCGGGGCGAAAAATGTTTGTGTATTGTGGTGCGGAACAAACGATGGTCCATCAAACCCACAGCAAACAATTTCGAATTTGGCCGCGTATGCGCGCGCTCGTCGTTCCCTTGGTTGGAAAGTTCTTGTTTGCACGATGCTATCGCGAGTCAGTTTGGATTCGTGGAAGAACACGTTGAACGGATTGATTCGTCCTGCCTGGAGCGAGTGGGCGGACGGTCTGATTGACATGGCCGCAAATCCCAACTTGGGTGCAGACGGCGCTTACTCTAATCTTGCCTATTTTAACTCGGACCAGACTCACCCGACTCCGAACGCAGAATACAACATCATCACCTTCATGATGCAGCAAGCAATAAATCGCTTGTACGGCAATCGAGATTTTTCTTCGGCACGCACGGTGACATCTGGCGCGCCATCTGCGACTGCGATTACCGCAGCTTCCCAGACGGGCAACATGATGACGTTCACAAGCACGTTGAACCCGCCTGTAGGGTCGATGTGCATCGTGACAGGCATGACGCCGACAGCGTATAACAGTTCCAACAGCGGTTCTGGCGCATGGTTGGTGGTGACTTCATCTGCCACGCAATTCACCGCTTACAATTTTACGACGGGCTTGGGTGTGGGAACAGGATTTGGAGTAGCTTCCGTTCCTTTGCAACTTGATTCTGACGTGTGTGTGATTCTGGGCGGCAGCTCTTCAGGACAGAACTTCACTTTGCAAAGTGCAGTAGGCTACACAGGTCAAAAACTTTTCTTCAGAAACACAAATTCGAATTCTTGGACTGTAACTCCCTTCGGGACCGAAACGATTAACGGTGCTTCGTCAATCACGGTCGCCGCAGGAGCGACGTTGGTACTTGAGAGCGTGCTCGTTTCTGCATCTGCTGCCGGGGCAAACTGGCTGTCAGTTCAAAACAGTTAAGGATTAATCGATGGCAGGAGCATTCGTTCAAGGCGTAAGCACCACGGCGAGCATGACCAGCACGCAAACGCCCGCGTTGCAATTTACGACTCAAAACACTGGCCCAGGCAATATGTTGATTGTGGGGATTCAAATCTTCAACAATCCCGCAGCTACGTTGTCCAGCGTTTCCGATACGGATGGTGGCGGGACTTGGGTAGTTCTTCCTGGTGTGCTACAGGCTCCTCCTAATTACAACATATATTTTGCTTACAAGTTTGGAACAAACGGCGGTACGAAACCGACAATCACTTGTCATTTGAGTGCGTCGGCTTCTGTATCCTTGATGGAAATCGGAGAAATCAGCGGGGTGAACACGCTGAGAAACGCAAACTCTGCGGCTTTCTCTACCACAACTTCTCCTGTTAGCCCGTCGATTGTAACGATGAGTGGTGACTTTCTCATTGGATGGCTTGGACTAAACGCTGCGGAAACATTAACCAGCCTTACTGCGGGTTCTGGTTTCACGATTGGAGAAACCGCAGGGTCGAGCGGAACGGTAGTATTCAACGCTTTTGAGTATGGCACAGCCGCAGGCAACAGTGCGACAGCCGGATGGGGTTTGCTGATAACGCAATCAGGTGGCGCGGGTATCGCGGCATTCTACCAAGCATCTGCTGGTGGTGGCGGTAACGAGTCATGGCTTGGCATCGGACTGAACAATGGTCTGCGCGGCGTAAGACACTAAATTTTAGGGACACACAATGGCAAACCTTCTCACAAACAATCCAATCCGTATCGACACCGCGATGCTCACATCATGGAAGGCTCAAATCGCAGCATCGAACGGAACTTTCTACGATTTGCGAATTGAAAAGATTGAATGGAAGAGCCCGGTCACTGCGACCACCGACACTTTCTCAATCGAAGACCAAAACGCTTTCAACCTTTTGCAGGGCACCTGCGAAGTTGCTGGTCAATCTCAGATTTGGGATTGGACGGCCAAGCCGAAGCGTTGGCGCGATTTCACGGTGAACCAAATTTCCAGCGGCGTACTTTGGATTTGGCTCACATAAAAAGATTCCTACTACTGCCCGCGAGGGAGTGGCGCATTAGCAGTAAAATTCAGTAAGAAGGACAATCACATGTACAGCAAGCGCGATTCAAAAGACCCGATGCCAACAGCGAAGAATACAGGTCGCGATGGTAAGGACGGCGGTGGCAACACTCCTGTCGGCGGCGAGAAGCATGACTGCAAGAAGGCTGAGCGTGTAACGGCAAAGTCACGCTTCGATGACACCGTGAGCGGCCCGATGCAGCCAACCCGTAACGACAACGGCGACGGCAACACCCCGGTCAACAACGCCAAGGAAACACATGACTCCAAGAAGGCCGAGCGCATCAGCGCTTCAAAGCGCTTCTAAGTCTCCGTTCAAGCGCGGGCACTAATCCTGCCCGCCTGAACAACCAATCTTGAACGAGGGAAATACAATGGCAGACATGCCCATGCAAGACCCAACAGCAGGAGCCCAGGCAACCGCCGCTCCAATTCTGTCCAAGGATAACGGACCAAAGATGAAGTCCGAGCCGAAGCAGAAGACTGAGCCGCGCGAACAGCGTCAGCCAGGCGGCAAGAAAAAGAAGCCGAAGCACACCCACATCGAGCACCACGAAGATGGTACGCACACCTCACGTCACACGGACGCGGCGGGTAAGGAAATGGCCAGCTATACTTCACCAGACCTTGACGGCGCGCACGACGGGCTAGAACAACACGTTGGCGACGCGAACGCAGCGGCACCAGACGCTGGCGCAATGCCCCAGGGCGGCGCACCGGATGCAGGCGCACAGCCTGACCCGAACGCTCCAGCAGCAGGCGGCGCACCTCAGCAGCCGACACCAGGAGCCTAAAATGGCACAGCAAGGCGACCCAGTTTCAACAGCGAAGAATATCCTGTCGAACGCCAACAAGGCTTTCCCAAGCTCTATGGCCAAGGCAGCAGGTTCCACCACTGGCGTCAACGCTCCGAAGCCGACAAACACAGCGAAGGCTGGCGGCGACGGAATGATGGCGACAGCGAACAAAGGCATTGCAGAAGCTGCGAAGCATTCTGGTTCGGTAGCCGATACCAATCGTCAAGTAGGACAAGAAGAGATGGACAAGACCATGCCCGTTATGCACGACGGTGGCGTAGTCAAGCAAGATGGCCCTCACTATCTTCAGGCAGGCGAAACAGTAATTCCGGCAAGTGGACGACAGTCAGAATATCGCAAGGTGTTCGAAGCTCGCGGCGCTGCTGGCAAGCACAAGTGGGGCGGCAACACCAAGCCAACTCCAGCAAAGGAACAGACTCGCCAAGATGGCGGCAACACGCCAGCCAAAGGCGAACACGCTGTCAAAGGTGAAGAACACCTAGAGGCATAGAATGGACATCTACAATCTCAATGACCCAGGCATGCAGATTCGTCTGAGCATTGAAACCGTCCAGTCGATGTCGACTACCGCGCAAGATGCGGTTAGATTTGCGATGACACACAGTTTGCGCTTTCTGGCGAACTGCGTTCTTCGTCCTTCGAACGCCAAGAAGTTCCCGACCCTGGTCGAGAAAGTTCACGGTCGCATCATCGACGCTTTTCCGAAGTGTGACCCAGACAAGCCAGTCGAAGAGTGGAGCGCGTTCGAAGAACACGTTATCCTCGCTTCGCGTGGGATGTTGAAGTCCACGATTGGTGCGGCCTGGCTGACCCAAGCAATTTTGTGTGCGCCGGATTTGCGCGCGCTCATTATCTCGGGAAAGATTGACAAGTCGCAAAGCATTCTTGATATTGCCCGCAAGCCGTTTCTGACGAACGCAGTCGTTCGCTTCATGTTCCCAGACTGGGCGATAGATGATTCGAACATCACGGCAGAAGAGTTCACAACTCCGCGCCGCGACCCCGAAATTGATTATCGCGACCCGACCCTGGCAGTGGCCAGCTTCGATTCAGTCAAGGCTGGATGGCACGGCGACTTTGTTCTGTTGGACGACGCGACAAACGAGCAAAATTCGAACAACCTTGAAAATTGCGAAAAGACTCACGGGTCTTACGACGAAACAGACGAGCTAGTCGAGCCGGGAATGTCTAAGCGTATCTTCTTGGGCACTAAATGGCACGAAGAAGATTTGCCCGCGTACATCGTTAAGAAGAGCCAAGAGGATTTTGAGAAATCCGGTGAACAAACTTGCAAGTTGTTTGTCTTGCCTGCATGGACGTTGCGCGCTGATGGTTCGGTAGCCGAAGTTGATGCACGCAAAGAGCGCGAGAAGAACGGTATTCTGACCGCCGCTGATGTCGATTTGACCTGGCCTGAGAAACTTAGTGCACGTTTCTTGTTCAAGATTTACCACAAGAACCGTGAAGATTTCTACAAGCAATATCTGCTCGACGCTTCTCTGGAAATGCCAAAGGCTTTTACAGAAGAAGTGATGAACCTGCAATCGGTCGAACGTGCGGAGTGGTTGAAGATTCCGATTCACGACCGCGCAGTCGCTATCCACTGGGATATGGGTTCGGTGTGGAGCAAACGCAGAGAAATTGGTGAAGTTGATTATTCTTGCGGTGTGGTTGTTCTTTTCCAGAAGAGTACGCAAAAAGCTTTTGTCGTGCAGACCACGATGACACGCTTCTCGAAAGGCAAGGACATGGTTGCCGCGATAGTGAATCTGTACATGCAGGCAATGGCAATCGGCCCCATCATCGGCCACAGCGCGGAAGACGCGGTGGGCGTCCGAAACATTGAGGGCTATGTAATCGAAGCAGCAAAGAAGCTGGACTTCGACATCATGCCTCTGAATTTCATCTTGCCCCAAAAAGGTCAAGGCGCAGTAGGCAATCTGAAAAACGTGAACATCGCGATGCTCGCAAGCGCGATGACCGGACCAATCAACAAGGTAACAAAGAAACTTGAACCCGGCTTCGTGTTCCTGAGCAAGGACATGAATCACTACGACGAAATTCGAGCGCAGTTCGAAAAGTGGTCCGTCGACGCAAAGCGTCGCAAGGATGACGGCCCTGATTGCATCGCTCAAGTTTGGAAGCACTATCGTGATTTGATAAATCTTGATGTCGTCAACGTGATGCAGTCCGAAGGCCCCATTCTATCCTGGGAGCCCGAGCCTCCTAAAGCGGAAGCGTACGACCCGCACGCGGACGAGTCGAACGCAGACACGCAATACCTGGACCAAGATACCACCCACTTCTTTGCATAGAGGATTGAATGATTCTCCCGCAGCCAAATACGACCGCTATGCCGCTGAACCAGAAGACTGAGGATTTCAGTCTCCAGGGTGGCAAAGTCAAAACCGAAGATTCTGCTCTATCGCTGGTTATCCAGGCGACGGAGCGTGCCGAAAAGTTTCTCATGGCGCGTCTGTGGTTGTCGGAATGGCGCGTTGCGAAGCAGCTCTATGATGCACCGAACCGCCAGCAGTATTGGCGCGACACGCGTGTGCCTCGCTCAAACAATTCGTTCCCGTTGTGTCAACAGCACGTAAGTTCTATCATGGACCAGGCTTTGCCCGCGCTGTTCCCCGAGCTGACTCCGTTTGCGACCGAGCCCAATGAAGGCACGCCTCGCCAAGTTGCGCGTGGTTGGGAAAGTATTTTGTCAAATCAATTGCGTCAGGCCAACGTCAAGGCAACTTGCCGTTTGATTATGAAGGACGCATTGATTTTCGGCACGGGCTTGGGCAAGTTTGGATTTGAGTCCTACGAAAAGAAAATCACACGCTACAAGCGCGCCGTTCAGCCGTCGTCAATTCCGAGCCCGATTCCTGGTCAGCCTCCGACCATCATCGACACGGTAGAGTCAGACGAGTTGGTAGAGTACGACAGTGTCGAACTTATCGCACAGCCGTATCTCAAGCGCGTTGAAATCAACCATCTTTTGGTGAGCCCAGACTTGCGCTCACCAGATGTTCGCGAAGCCATGTACGTCGTTTACCGCGACTACTTGACCCTGCGCGACTTGAACCGTCTACGCGACTTCGAAGGGTACATGATTCCTTCGGAAGCCGATTTGAAGAGATTGGCAGAGCCTCCGAACGAACAAGCCCCTTCGTCTGTGATGGAATCTGAAGGCACATCATATCCCACACAGGGACACCGCGCGCTTCCGCGTTACATGGACGCCAGCCCAGACCCGATGGACCACAAGCTTGAGGTTCTGGAATACTGGACTGCTGACACGTGCATCGTAGTGTTGCAGCGCAAACTAATTATCCGCAACATGGGCAACCCGTTTGGGGTCATCCCGTTCGTGTCCTGCTTCTGGGACGACGTTCCGGGCACGTTCTACTCGTACGGCATCCCGCGTCGCATCGGCGGCGTACAGACTCACATTCAGGGACTGCGCAACAAGCGTATGGACTCTATCAACCTCAACATGCAAAACATGTGGAAGGTTTTGAAGGGTGACAACATCGCCGCGCAGCCCATCAAGTCGTATCCTGGCGCTGTGTTCAAAGTTTCGAGCATGGAGAACTTCGAGCCGCTTGTGAAGCAGCCTGTCCTTCCTGAAACGTACAAGGAAGAAGATGTGCTGGTCGCGGACGCCGAGAAGACCACAGGCGCAAACTCTATCACTGTCCAAGGTGGTCAGAGCAGCGCAGGCAAGGGCACAGGCATGCGTACCGCTGCGGGAGCATCAGCAGTATCGAGCGCTTCGACCAATCGTATCCAGAGTTTCGTGGACGTATGCGCTTTGCAGGTTTTGATTCCCGTGCTGTACTCGTTTTTGAAGATGGACCGTATGTGGTTGCCGCCAGCGAAGATGCGTGAAATTGTTGGACGCTCTGTATGGCAGGCCATGCAGCAAGACCACAAGGGCGACTTGTTGCTCGATATGACCAACAATTCCGATATCGAATTCAAGATGCTGGCTGGTTCGAACCTTGCCGCGAAGGCGCGCATGATTCAATCGTTGCCGCTCCAGGGTCAGATTCTCATGTCTCCTGCTGTCAACACAGGTTTGGCATCAATCAATAAGAAAGTTAACTGGCTGGAGTACACCCGCCGCGTGGAAGTTTCAGGCGGATGGGACGGCGAAGACGACATGATTATTGACATGACGGACCAGGACAAGCAAGCAGCAGCTCAGAACAATCCGAAGATGATTGACATGAAGGCGACGCAGGCACGCTTGGCCCAGATGCACGACAGCGCTTCGAAGCTTTCAGCACAAGAGCACGCACAGACAATGGAACAGAACAGTTCGTCCGCGCTTGATGGCGCGAGCCAGGCTATTCTCGTGAAGTCTCTGGAGCGTCAACAGGAAAAGGAAGAAGGCACCGAGTTGTCAGGCGGACTTCTTGGGGAGTAGTTCATGGCTCGACGTTTCATTGACGGCATCGTAGTAGAGTCGACCGAACAGATTGGCATCGACATCGAAGATGCTCTTTATTCAGACGACTCAGGCACCTCGGAAACTTTCTCGCAAGAAGAATACGCAAGCGCGATGAAGGAATACGAAACCGCTCAGCTCATCAAGACCTTGGCTTTGATGGAACAATTCAAGGCCCTTGTTAGATTGGCAGAAGAGCAAGCCAACTTTGCCCGCGAGGCAGAGTTAAACTATTCCGGTGTCGAGCAAAATAGAATCGCGCAACTGCGTCAAGCTCGCATCAGTACGAAGTTCACATTTGATTTTATGCGCAATACAGTCGAGAGCGCCGCATCCGTACAGCGTCCCGTTCTCGTCCGAGATTAACGACCCAAGTCGCCGGGATTGGTGACAAAAGGAGAATTGCAAATGGCTGGATTCCAGAAAGTAGAAAAAGTGTTGAAGTTTGGTCAGAACAAGCAACAGTTGACCGTGGAGCAAGCGCGCGCTGCAATGTTGGCAGCCGGGCAAGCGCCAGGCAGCGAAGTCATCAAGGCCGCAAATCAAGCGCGCCGCGACGCCTTCCGCAACGCCCAGTTGGCGGGTCTTTCCGTCGCTGACCAGAAAGCGCTAGCGCAGCAAGCATCGGATGCCATCCTGAACACAAACGGGCAGGCACCTGTTATTCCTACTCCGCAAGTCGCGGCTCCGGTCCCGGCGACCAGAACAGCTCCTGTGCAGACGCAGCAGCCGACCGTCACCCGAACCGCCCAAGAGCAACGTCAAGCTCCGGTAGCTCCCCCGCCTCAGTCTACGAACCGTAACGAGCGCGGCGAGCGTATCGAAACCAAGAATTTCGTTGGCGAGATTTCTCAGAAGAATGGCGAGTGGGTGGCCGAAATCACTTACAAAGTTGGTGCGGGCACGGAACGCTTCGTTGCTTCGACCAAGAACGGCCTGATGGTCAAGTTGCTCGAAGGCAAGGGCAACGCGACGATGAAGGTTCGCGACACGGTTCGTCAGCAAAAGCTGGGCGACCAATACGAGCACACGTACCAAGTGCCTGTGTCGCAGGAAGTCTACGACAAAATGCCAGTGGAAGCAAAGAAGGAATTGGTCAACGCTATCGCTGCCCAGGCATCTGTGTCTTTCAAGGAAGATTATCCCGAATTTTATCCGACTGCTGAAAACTCTCAGAAGATTTTGGACCTTCTGAATGAGAAGAAAGCAGTCATCACGTACAAGAATCTTGTGCGTGCGTATGAGGAGCTAGTTGCCAGTGAAGAGCTGGACGCTAGACCCGGTTTTGAAGTAGAAGTACCGACCGTAATTGTGGACTCGCTGGAAGATGAGGATTCATCTCCAGTGCCGACGCCTGCCGCCGCTGTATCAACAGCGCCCGCAGCCGCGCCCGCCCCGGAGCCACAACTACGAAAGAGGGGGTCGACTGGCTTGGTGCCTGGTTTTTCAACGTCCGGTGGAAGCACCGAACTTGAGCTAACCGAGGAAGGCAACATTTCGAGCGAACCCTCAGTAGCGGAACTAAAAGCGTTGCCGTTGTCTGAACTGGCTAAAAAAGCGCGTGCCCTAAACAAGCCCGTGAATCGCCAATACTAATCTGATTGATTGGTACAGACAGACTGCTTCGGCTTAATCCTGTTCAGCATTAGCCAAGAGGGGGCGAACGCCTGAAGGCGTTTCTCCCTGTAAAAATGTGAAGGTGACAAATGGCTGTTGGAAATAATTCAGCTTCCTTTGTTATCGGCTCAATTTCGGGCCTGCTGCGCTGAAAGGCGCGGTCATGAATTCTCTCTGATTAAGCTGAACCCTGAAACGGGAACAGACTGGAAGCGAAAGCACCAGTAGAGACTGAGCGAGAGAATACCCCTCGGGGTAATGCGACAGTCCGAGCATACGGGAATAGAAACCGTATGAGTCAGGCAGAAATGCCCTGACCTTGTTACTTATACCAGCAGATTGTCCTTGACACTAGATGTAAGAGTGTGATACAATTAGGTTGATATAGGAGATTGAAAAATGAACGCATCACATAGCGCGTATGTTGCTGGGCTGGTTGACGGGGAAGGTTGTATCTGCATTTCTAAAAACCATCCTGTTGACAAGCGCGGTAAAATACATAGAACGCACGTTCAATACAATCTAGAGTTGACTATCACCAATACAAATCTGTCCATCATTCGGTGGCTTTCCAAGCATGCCGAAGGACGACGGGTTTCCAAAGGCAGAAAGCGTGCGCGGTGCAAAACTGCGTACAACTGGCGGACCACTTCTCGGGAACATCTAACTAGTGTTCTTGATAATATCACGCCCTTTCTTCAAGCAAAGCGGAAGCAGGCCATCATAGCGCAGAAGTTTATAGCTAGCTATGGGGCGGGCTTCTAGTCCATCTAAAAGAGAGAAGTTGTATCTCAAGATGCGCGCCTTAAATCTTCGCGGTCAAATCTAAACACGTAACAAATCTGCACCACTCCCTTCAACCCAGGCGGTCTTCTATGACCGTTTGGCCGTCCGTGCACTGTTCGCTCACCTTGGTTTCCAGGGTTTGTGCGCAGAGCGCCAGATTCCTAAGTCTGCTGGACGTACGACTCAAATCTACACGTACAACCTGTCGCCGTTTACGGCTTCAGTGTCTGCTACGGGTACCGATGTGACCGTACCTCAAGCAACCGAAGGAACTGTCGGCACGCCTATCACCCCGACTGAAGCATCCATTCAGGCAGTGCTTGGCCAGTACGTTGATTACGTCAACGTTTCTGACTTCGCCCTTGCGGTTGATATCGGCAAGCCGCTCGAACAGCTAAGCGAAATGCTTGGCTACAGAGGCGCATTGGTTGTTGACACTTTGACCCAGCAGGGTTTCGACGCTGCTGTTTCAACCGACCCAACAGCTAACTTGCAGGTTCTTGGCGGGTCGTTCATGACACGCGCAGTTATCAACACTGCCGTGGCAACGATTCGTGGCAAGAATGGACGACCGTTCGCAGGTGGACGTATGCGTGGAATCATGCATCCGTACATTCTCAACGACGTAGCTAACGACGTAACAGTCAATGGCGTACTCGATGTTGAGAAGCACACCCGCGAAGGTCAGAAGTGGATTGAAGCTGGCCTCGCAGAAGACAATGAAATCATCCCGATTGCTGGCGTTGATTTCGTGCTTAGCACCAACCTACCGTTGAATGCTAACCTCCCGGTTTCCGGTGCGTCTTCTTGGGCAACGTACATTACCGCTGACGAGATGATGTTTGCTATCGCTCTCGGTGGTTTTGAAGACGTTCCCGACGAGTCTAACTTCAAGGCGAACATTTACGAGTTCGCTCCTTCCGCGTTTGACCCAGGCGGAGAGATCGGTGGGGCCGTTAGTTATAACTTTAAGTACGTCGTGACTCCACGTCCGACAGGAAATGGCACCTTGCCTTTCCGTCGTATTTGGTCTGAAACGGCGACCGCTTAATTTTATAAAACAAGCGCGCTTCCCAAACCTTGCCCCATATAGCATATGGGTTTACAATTTGCTCAGTTCGTCGGGACTGTCTTCCCGCAAAGTTCGTTGGCCTTCGGTCAACGCCCCACGCGACGGGTTAAATTCGCACTGACTTTTGACGGGGTGGGCCTCCTCCCTGCCCCGTCTATTCAGTCTTCTTTGTGTTTTTCCAGATACGAAACGGCGCGCGCAAGAATATTTGTATCTTCTTTTGCGTATCCTAGAAGCGTATTGCAGAAGTGGCACAAAAGTCCTCGCGCTTTTTTGGTGATGTGGTTGTGGTCTACATGAGGAGATTTTTCAAAGGGCTCAAGACATATTGCGCAACTGTTGTTTTGATTTTTCGCCAGTTCTTGAAAACGAAGAGGGGTTACGCCGTACAGTCGCTCTCGGTCTCTGTCTTGTTCTTGCTTTAACCTTTTTTTGTGGTTTTTCTTTCTCCACTCTTTCCAGTATACGCGGTGCTTCTCTCGATACTCATTGGTATCGTGAGCGACTTTGGCGATGGTGAGTTTACAAGCCTTGCACACATTTTCTAGTTTATCTTTGGTGCCGTGATGAGAATAGAAAAACTCGGTTGTGGCTTCTTTTGGGATTAGGCATTTCTTGCAAGTTTTTATCATGGATAAATTATAACATAGAAATTGTAGTTTGTCAAGTCCTAAATCTGCCTTGAGGAGGGCACAATGCAACTTGAAAACGAATTGTACGACAAAGATTTGCGCGATTACGATATCGAGCAAGAAGAAGCCCTGCTGACTGAGATGGGGCTGACCCGTCATGAGACGGAAAAATTGAGAAACACCATGCTGTCTGCCGAAGAGGCAGTGGCTGCGAAGAGCGAAGAATTGGTCACGACTCTTCAGCACAAGGGCATGAAAAAGAATTGGGAAGAGTTCGTGGATTCCAAAGCCCGTATGGGCCAGGTTATGCATCACTCCGAATTCATCCGCCGTCTGCGTACCATTGTTCCTAACCTACTTGTGGTTGAGGGCCGTGTACGCGGTAAGATAAGTTTGATGTACACGCGAAACACGCCGCGCGCCGAGATGCCTCTGTACGAAGGCAAAATACAAGATGGAAACGGGTACTTCACCCAAGTCATCTACATCGGATGGATTTCTCAGGGCACCATGCCTGAATACGAAATCGACATCGTGGACGAATTCAACCGCGCCATCAGCCAGAAACGCGGCTGGCGTACAGTGCTCCTGCGCATGATTCAGCGCTGGAACATGAAACTGGACCGCAACGGAGAACCTGAACTGGATTTGTTCGGCCAGCAGCAACGAGTGTCCCGCGCCTCTATTATCACCGAGGAGCAGGCTCTTGAAGCGTTTGGACAGCCAAGCAACGGCCCCACATCATACCCTTATCGTGAGCAGATTCACGCATTTCGAAACGCTCACCCACAAGTTGCAGTTGAAAGACGTTAACGGGCAAGCACGACCGCTCGAACCAATCGTTCCCATAGCGAATACATGGGTCTTCACAAGGAAATGAAATGGCAGACGAAACAGCAAAGGATATTCTATCAACAGAGAAGCCGCACGTTCGCAAGACTGATGCGCCCGCTTCTTTGAGCGCAGAAACATTGCTCCAAATGTTGCTCGACTCCCAGAAGCAGAACGCCGAATCCAACAAACTGTTGGCCGACGCAATTCTGGAATCTCGCAAGCCTTACGTTGACCCCAAGGTTCTTGAGCAGAAGCGCCTCGCACTTGAAGAGCGCCAAGCACAAATCCGTCAGGAAGCGAGACAGCGTGCAGCTAACAAACAGCAATGCCCGCACATTCGCGACAACGAAACATCCAGCATCAACTGGATGGAGCACAGCAACAATATCATCAAGGGAGTTTGCAGCAACTGCTTCAGCGAATTCGACACCCGAATTCCGGCTGACCGCAACCTGCTGATTCAGAACCCGAAGGCAATCCAGAAGATGGGACGCGCCGGGCAGCACACCAACACCCGCAGAATCGGTCAGTAGTTTCGGAGAACGGAAGGGGCGGACACCTAATAGTGGCTGCCCCATCTTTCCATGTTGGGGAGAACATGAAATCAATCAACATAATAAGTTCGCTCATGGGAGCTGGTTTGCACCGCGAAGCGCTGCTGCTCCAAGACCTTCTCGCGTTGAACGGGCACGAATCTCGTTTGATGCACTACACCGATGGCGCGAATGCTCCGATGGAACGCGCTGATATAAACCTCTTTTTAGAGGTAGTCATGCCCACCGCCCTTCCCCTCGCAAAAGAGAATTGGCTGGCACCCAACTGTGAATGGTGGCCAGACTTTAACGACCAATACCTGCCGCACTTCACCAAAATTCTGTGCAAAACCCGAGACTGTTATGACATCTGGTCCAAAAAAGTTGGAGCAGACAAGTGCGTTTACACCAGTTTCGAAGCGCGCGACATCTTTCAGCCGCACGTTCGCCGCGAAAACACTTTTCTGCACATTGCGGGCAAGTCTGCGAATAAAGGTACAGCGGCGGTCCTAGCGGCCTGGCAGATGATTCCGAATGGCCTGCCGCCACTGACTGTGGTCGCGTCCAACCCCGAATTCAAAGCGCAGTTCGAACAGAACCGCAGCAACATCACGTTCTACCATGATAAAATTGACGAGCCGCTGTTGCAGGATTTGATGAACCGCAACAAGTTTCACATTCAGCCCTCCCCCTACGAAGGATTTGGACATGTGCAACACGAAGGCATGGGATGCGCGAACATGGTCATCGTGGTTAATGCGCCGCCGTTCCAGGGGTACACAGGGTCTTTGCCGATTGTTCAACCGTCGCATTTCACCCAGCAGCGCCTAGCGCGCATGGCCCAAGTCGCACCGAATTCCGTCCGCCTGAGTTGCTTGGGGGCGCTCGACATGTTTCACGACACAGAATTCAATGTCGGAGCGCGTGTGTTTTTCTTGAAGAACCGAGATTTCTTCCGTAAAACTTTCATGGCGCTTGTGGAGGGCGTGTGAACACCGTTGAAGTAATCTGGCACGAGGGTGCCAATCGCAGCGACAACCGCTGCTGGCTGGGAGTGACCAAGCTGTTGAACGATGCGTTCGACGGTTGCGAGAACTATCATTTTGTCCATCACAGCACCTGGGCAGAGATGCCCACAAGTGGTGTCGATGGCGCTGTTGTCGTTTATCACGGCGACCACGAGTTCACCAAGATAGAAGAAATCCAAAAAGAACTTGCGACTCTGAAGTGGGCGCTCATCATTGTGATTGGCGACGAGAGTGCGCTGTTCCCCTGCGGACGCCTGGTGGCTCTGAACCGCAAAGTTTGGTTTCAAATTCCGATGCCTGGCGCGCGCCATTCATATTCGGTTCGCAATCTCATCTGCGGATATCCGCCAGACGCTCCTGAGCATTTGGCACCTTTTGATTCCACATCGGTAGAACGGCCCCTAGACTGGTTTTTCTCTGGTCAGATTACTCATGCTCGTCGCATTGCGTGTGCCACAGAGCTTCGTAAGATGAAAAATGGAAGACTTATTGAGAACGCGGGCTTCTGGCAAGGTCTACCGCGCGCCGCGTACTACGCCGCAATGGCCAGTGCCAAGATTATTCCTTGCCCATCGGGGCCGACCACGCCGGATTCATTCCGCATGGCAGAAGCACTGGAAGCCGGATGCTTGCCAATTGTGGACGGCACTTGTCCCCGCGAGGGATACCCAGAAGGCTTCTGGAAGAACATTTTTGGATACGAGCCGCCGTTCCCTGTCATCTATGATTGGGCAACGCTGCCCCAGGTCATGGAAAAAGCGCTGGCAGAGTGGCCGAAGAATCGCGATATCGCTTGCAAGTGGTGGCAGCTTTACAAAGGCGAGATGAAGAAGTGGCTCGCAAAAGATTTGGATTCCCTGAGAGGAGTGTAATGTCACTAAAAGACAAAGTAACGGTGCTCGTTCTGACATCACCAATCAAGTCGCACCCAGACACGTCGATTATCTGCCACACAATTGCGACGTGCCGATTCCATTTTCCAGACAGCAGATTGATTGTGCTTATGGATGGCGTGCGCGCCGAGCAGGAAGAGTACCGCGAACGGTACACAGAGTTCAAGTCGCGGCTTCGCGCAAAATTCGCGAACGATGACAAGACAGAATTTGTCGAGTTCGACAAGCACATGCACCAAGTTGGTATGACACGCTTCGCGTTGAATGAAGTGGTGAAGACCCCGCTAATCTTTTTCGTTGAACAGGACATGCCTATCGTTATCGATGAGCCCATCGAATGGGAAGGCATCATCGCCGCCGTCTATGGCGAGCAATACTATCTGGTTCGCTTGATGCACGAAGCTTTTCCACTAGCGGTTCACGAGCACCTCATGGGCAAGGTCCAATATATCGCGGGAGTCCGCTTCCGCCAGACCATTCAGTGGTCGCAACGTCCGCACCTCGCTCGTGTAGATTTCTACAAGCGTATGCTGGAAGCCCATTTCAGTCCTGAAGCCAACACTTTTATCGAGGACCGCTTGCACGGCGCGGCCCAAGACTTCCCCTGGGACTACACCAGAATGGCAGTCTACTTGCCCAACGACACAAATTGCAAGAGAGCGTACCACACAGACGGACGTGAGGGCGATACCAAATTTGACATGGTGTTTTAATGCCGATTCTTCTAATCACAGGCGGCGCGGGATTTATTTCCAGCCATATCATCGAATATTTTTTGAGACTGACCGACTGGTCAATCGTGGTGTTGGACAAGTTCACGTACGCCAGCCACGGGCTTACTCGTTTGAAGGAAATCGGCGCGTATGACAATCCGCGCGTAAAGATTCATGTCGTAGATATCGCGCGTCCCATGAGCCTGCTTCTGGAGCAGGAAATCGGACATGTAGACTACATTCTGCACATGGCGGCAGGCACGCACGTCGACAATTCCATCCGCTGTCCCCGAGACTTCGTAGAAACTAACGTCATGGGTACCCTGGAGATGCTCGAATTTGCGCGTCGTCAGCCAGCGCTGAAGAACTTCATTTACTTCTCAACCGACGAGGTGTTCGGTCCCGCGAAACCGGGTGTCAGCTTCAAGGAGTGGGACCGTTACAATTCTTGCAATCCGTATTCGGCCACTAAAGCGGGCGGAGAAGAGCTTGCACTAGCCTGGGCTAACACATACAAAGTGCCAGTAACCATCACTCACACGATGAACGTCATCGGGGAGCGTCAGCACTTTGAGAAGTTCTTGCCCAAAGTTGTGCGCGCCGCGATTACCGGAGAAGAAATTCTGCTTCACACCGACGCGGCAGGAAAGACCAGCGCCAGAACCTATCTGCACGGTAAAGATGTAGCAGACGCTCTGTATTTTATCATGCAAATTCCCGCGTGCCGCGAAAAGTACAACATCGAAGGCCAGCAAGAGGTTTCTAACGAAGACTTGGTAAAAAGCGTTTCGCTCACCCTCGACAAACCGATTCTAACCAAGAAAGGAATGCCGACAACCCGTCCGGGAAACGACGCACGCTATCATGTTGATGGAAGCAAGTTGCGCGCGCTGGGGTGGAAGCCGGGACTCAGCTTCAAAAAAAGATTGGGCATGACCGTATGGTGGATGGCACAGCCTGAAAATCTGCACTGGTTGGGACTAGGTAAAGAGTAGAAATAACCCTTGACAAGTAACCCTATTCTGTGATATAATCTTAAATGGGAGATTATATTATGAAACCAAAGCCACAGAGAATCAAAGACAGAACTGGACAACGAATGGGTCGTCTTGTTTTTCAGAAGTTTACAGGGCTGGTCAAAAACAAACAAGCCTATTGGCAGTGTCTGTGTGATTGTGGCGCTATTGTAGTGGTGTCTGGTGTGTGGGTACAGTCGGGAAATACTCGTAGTTGTGGCTGTTTGAGAAAAGAGCGTTCCGCTGCTGCATTGCGCACCCACGGGCAGTCTGCGGGAGGAAGAACCCCTGAGTATCAATTATGGCTAAGTGCCAAGTCTCGGTCTATTCGAGACGGGTTGCCTTTTGACTTGTCTGTTTTTGATATCAAAATTCCAGAATATTGTTCTCTGCTTGGAGTAAAGTTGACAGCAGGAACACGCAAAGCACACGACGCAAGCCCGTCGTTGGATAAAATCATTCCTGAATTGGGATATGTCAAGGGAAACATTCAAGTAATTTCTCACAGAGCCAACTGGATAAAAAGCAACGCTACTTTAGATGAATTGAAAACCATCATAGCGAATTGGGGGAGATAGTGAAGATTGTTCTTTTTGGAAATCATCGTTTCATTTTTAGTACTGAATCACATCATCTTTGGACTTGGAAAAAACTAGGACATGAAGTGGTTGCATTGCAAGAAGGTGTCGCAACCACTGATGACATCCTCAGAGCCTGTGAAGGTGCGAGCGTGCTGCAAGTCACCCACACGCATGGTTGGTCGATTGCAGGCTCTATAACTCCAGAAGAAATGCTCAAACGAGTTCGAGCTATGGGAGTGAAGACCTTTAGCTACCACTTGGACTTGTATTTTGGCTTGAACACACTGGACAAGAGAGCAGAACGAGTTGGTCAGCATTGGTCTTGGAAAGTAGACTATTTCTTCTCCACGGACGGCGCGCACGAAGCCGAGTACAAAGCGGCGGGCGTGAACCACTATTACCTGCCCCCTGCGGTCGTGGAATATGGCTGCTTCAAGGGCCAATACAATCCACAGTTCGCGACAGACATTGCCTTCACAGGCTCTGTGGGATACCATCCCGAATATCCGTTCCGCACGAAGCTGATTGAGAACCTTCGTCGCGTTTACGGCGGACAGTTCCGAGTATTTTCGGGCATGCGCGAGGACGCGCTGAATTCGGTGTACGCATCATGCAAAATTTTGATTGGCGACCACTGCATGGCAGGCATGCCACGCTATTGGTCAGACCGTTTGCCTGAAACCTGCGGTCGCGGGGGCTTTATCCTCTATCCAAAGACCGAGGGCATGACCATTCCCACGGCAACTTACGAGCCACAGAACCTCGTGGACATCTACAACAAGGTCGCATACTACTTGAACCACCCGCAGGAGCGAGAAGCGATTCGCGACGCGGCTTTCGAGCACGTTCGCAAATTCGACACATACACAAACCGCTTGCAGGAAATTCTGCGCGTCATGGGTTTCCAGCAATGAGTGCCGTGTTAGTGGCGGGCATCGGGTGTCACAGCCGTGCGCATTACTCAGACGCGCAAAGACTGACTTGGGTGCCTCAACTAGGAGTCGAGCATCGATTTTTCTTTGGGAACCCAGCCAAGTATGCGGCGAGAGTCCGAGAACACCACGACGAAATATGGTTGCCCACAGGCGACGACTATTTCACCTTGGCCGATAAAGTTCAGGCATCTTTGCGATGGGCTTTGGACAACAAATTTCACTCGATATTTTTGGTGGATGACGACACGTATGTGAACGGAGCCAATCTTCGGGCAGCTCTGGGAGATTGGGAGAAATATCAATATGCGGGTCGCCAAAGACCAGATTCTCGCTACCTGTCTGGGGCCGCGTACTATCTGGGACAAAAAGCCATGAATGTTTTGGCCGATGCGGTCGTCCCGTCTACCGTGACCCGAGCTTACGGCTTGCCCGCTTTTCCATATCTTGAGGGATGGATAGACTACGTTTTGAGACAAGAGGAAATCGAAGCAAAGCCCGACTCAAGAATCAAATTTAGTAACGTGTCGATTGACAAAAAGGTAGAAGTAGAGCCAGTCGAGGCAGATACAGTAGCAGACTTTGAATGGTCTGGTTTGGATATGTTTGCGCGGCACAATCACTTCAGCGAGACCAAGGTAACACCTTCGATTGAATGGCGTCTGAGAAACTTAGAATTTCAAGCGTCTAATAAAAATATGAGTCTGCAAGAAAAAACTTTCAAGTAAAAGAGGCGGGTTTTACCCCGCCCCTAGTCGAAACTACTGTTGAACCACTGAGTCAAACTGAATTGCCTGGAACTGTACCAAATCCAGATTTCCGCTCACCGATTGAGAACAGGTCAGTACGACAGTCGAAGGCGTGGATGTTGTAACCACACCCTGAACCTGTACAATAGTCTGAGCAGGAATCTGAGCCGCGCCGAGGATTGCCTGATTGTTACTAAACGGGCTTTGTCCAGACACGGCAAGATTGCACGCAACCGTCACGGCTTCCCCAGGATTCTGAGGAATCACACTGAAGTTCGTTGTCGTGCTCGCTGTGACGAAAAAATTTCCAGCAGGCAGAGACAAAGATGCAGTGTTTCCGTTGACCACGGTAGTAGTGGTATAGATAACACTCGACCCTGAAGGGCCTTGCGGACCTGTGGGGCCGCTTGGACCTTGAACGCCAGTCGCGCCTGTGCTTCCGGCAGGACCAGTTGCTCCCGTGGCTCCTGGCGCACCTTGCAATCCAATCGGACCTTGAGGACCGACCGCACCGAAAGCGACCGCGAAGTCGTAGGTGTTTGAAGCAGAGTTGATAATTTTCAACAAGTAGTCGGACCCGTTGACCAATCCAGACGGCAGAGCGGAAACAATCTGCGTATCGGAAACGGACGACGGAGCCAGAACCACATTGTTGAATTTCACAGTCGGGGCAGTAGAACCTGGTTCAAATCCCTTGCCCGTCACCGTGATGACGTTGGACGTGTAGTTGATTGTCTCGTTGTATACCGTGGGTTGAACGGCTGTTTGGGCATGCACCGAGATTGCCGAAAGCAGCGCAATCACGGCCAATACAAACTTGAACATTTTCATTTTTGTGGCTCTCCTTTGAGCCATGTACAGATTACCAAAATTCAGGAAGTCTGTCAACAGGAAAAATCCCAATGGCATCAAGCACCTCCATCACAATCCAGAACACGCTCGATTGGTTGACCGCGTTCATTCTTCAACGTCCGACCATCGGTATCGGCAACTCACCGGGCGGTCTTGAGCCAGCTCTGACAACAGCGAACATGGTTATGCAGATGATTTTGCAGCCACCTTTCGTGTGGTCGTGGAATCGTACAGTGCTGACCACTGCTTTTACCACCTCTGCGGGCGTGTCAGACTACTCCGTTTCCTTGCCCACTTACGGCTTTCTTGAAAACGCGACATTGGTGAATGCTAATGCGACAGGCCAAACCCCTCCGAACACCCCGCTAGAAATTTTTAGCATTCTGGCTAAGGAAGGCAAGCAGAACAAACCCAATAAGATTGCGGTCATCTTGGACGACGACAACGGCAATATCACGTTCCGTGTGTTTCCTGTGCCTGACGCCATTTACACTGTGGATTTGGATTTCCAGAGAGCCCCTGTGTTGGCGACGGCGCTGGGAGCAACCACCTGGGCTCCGATTCCCGACAGATTGGCGTTTTTGTACGAGCGCGCTATGATGGCGCAGTTGATGTTGATGTACAACTCGCAACTCTACATGCAAAATATCGAATTGTTTTTCCGTCAGCTAGTTTCCGCCGCCGAAGGTCTTACTGAGACACAAAAAGCGATTTTCTTGGAAGACTCGCTACGTATCGCGCGCACTCGTGCCGCGTCTGCATTGGATGTCCAACAGGGTAAGGGGGCTCGCAGCTAATGGCCAGCACAGTCGCAAGTACACTAACGGGCGAAATCTTGCTCGCATACGGTCGTCTGTACCCGTGGACGACTCCGGTCTTGAGCGTTCCAGGCTCGTCTGACGAACCTACGCTGACTTTCTTGGACGATATCGTCAAGAAAATCATGTCCAAATCGAATCCGTGGCCGTGGAACGAAGCGCTCGCGCCCACATTTTTTACTCAGCCGTATCAGCAGGACTACCCGACCAGTATCAGCCAGAACGTAATGGGTTGGTTGCAGAACTGCACAATGATTGACATCAACAACGTCACCACTTCTTCGAAAAACCAGCCGCCGTTGCAATGCGTGGCTCGTTTGCTTCCTCAGTGGATACCAGGATACCCGACAAAAATTTGTTGGATTATCAATTCGTCTGCCCAGCTTGGCGTGTGGCCAGGACCGGGCGTCGTTTATCAGAACCCGCTCGCGGCATCGCAGGGTGGACCGACTCTTGGCGGACCCGGGAACAACCCTCTGGCCGCAATTAAGGATACGAACGGCAATATTCAAGTTGTGACCGCGTACGGCACCACCGGGCAAGCTGCAACGGGCGCTTCCGCTCCCGCGTGGCCATCTGCTGGCGCTGCCGCGGGCACGAACACAACCGATGGCACCCAGGGATTGGTGTGGACCGTGCAGGACCCGAACGGAATCGCGTTCCGTCTGGACCAAGTCGCGTCATTCGGCTCACAGGTTTTCCAAATCGCACCTGTTTACCAACTGAAACCACCGAACATCACTTCTTTGGGGCAGACCATTGCGCCGATTCCCGATGACCTGAGCTATTTGGTCAAGCGCGGATTCCTCGCGTACTGTTATGAACAGGTCGACCACGCGAAATTCACCATCGCCTATGCTGAATGGCAAGCTGCCATCAAGGATGCACTGGGCGCGAGCGACCGTGAGGACCAGGAATTTGGATTCTACCCAGCAGATGCGATGCAGTCCGGCTGCGAAGGCGGCTACGACTATACAGGGTGGCCCGGCTGGTCGCCTTCAAACTAATGTTCTCAAAAATCAAGCAGTTCTTCGTCATCAAGAATGAATTCGGTCCCGTTGCGGCGCTGTTTGATTTCTTTCAGGGCCGCACGACCTTTTTCGCTATCGTTTTTGCGATAGACGGCATCGCTTTGTCCGCTACCGCCGTCTACGGCATCGTCCACGGCAAGGATATCACCTCAATCGCGGGCATTATAGCGTCCCTTGCGGCGTTCATGGGCAGTTTGCAGGCACTTCTCTTTGCCCATTCCTGCAAAGAAGACTGGGCACGCATCCAATCACGCAAATTGGACATCATGGAAGCCCAGGGCAAGCCCGTTCAGCCTGGCGCAACCGTCACACAGACCGAAGTGAAGCAGTAATTTACTGCTTGACAACGCGCGCGCAGTGTGATATAATGGTTTGTTAGTAATTCCCCACCCGTTTCACCCCCAAAATGACCCTAATCCGAGGAGAATCATGGATTTGTCCGTTGTAATCTCGTCTTTTCAGAATCCACAGGGCTGTTATTTAACCGTTTTCGCGCTCTGGGAACAGCTTTCCAAGACAGATTTGACCTGGGAAATCATCGTGGCGGCGGACGGCGGCACCGAACAGCAGTGGGAAAAACTGAAACATTGTCGCGCGATACGTATTCGGACTGGCTCACCGCAAGGAACCCGTGACGCTGGCATCAGGGAAGCCGCTGCTGCGACCGTTCTGGTGGTTGAGGACCATGTCATCGTTTCTGATATTGCGTCGTTCTACGCGCTTCACAAGCGTTTTGGCGGGGCAATGACGTTTCCTGCCCGAATAGGCGAAGGGACTTCGATGTTTTCGGTCTATGGCACCACGACGAACTGGGATGGCAATCTCTGGTTCAAACAAACCATCTACAGTCCACCCAATAGACACACTTATCGTGTCCCGCAATTCGGACACTCCTGTTTTATGATAGACCGCGCGGCATACATCGCCGTGGGCGGATACACAGACCTGCTCAAGGGCTGGGGGGGAGAGGAGCCTCACCTGTGCCTCAAATTTTGGATGCTGGGGTATCAACTCTGGCAGACATCGCTCATTTGGCACGCGCACTTTCTCGCAGACCGCACGGGCGGCGCGATGCAGTCCGAGGATTTTCAGAAAAATTTCAAGATTGTGAAATATGTTTTGACAGGCGACTCTGCCGGATTGCAAGTCACGCCACCAATGCTGGTTGAAAGGCAGCGCATCATGAACGGCCCTTTCAAAGGTGACATCAATCTACTGCGCGAACATTTCAAGCGCGAAGGAATCGCTGCATAAGTGGAACAGGCAATCCTCGAACAGAACGGCGCGCAGGCCCCGGCACCGGACAAATTCACAGCTCTTGCGACAATCCGATTCATTGGCGGGCTGCAATCACAGCGCTCTCCTTTCGCAGGCATAGACACGCGCTCTGGAATAAAATTCTACGGCGGAAAACCAGACGCGCTCATCGCGGGCCGCAACGTAGAAATCAACAATGCTTTGACCCTTCAGCGTCGCCCAGGTTTGCTTGCCTACGGCGTAAGCAATATTCCTTCCCCTACGTTTTTCTACGATTGGCAGCTCGCAACCACCCAAGATATCGTTCTTGTCATCGACACCGAAACTTCGGGCGGCGACAACAACGCGGGCGCGAACGGCGCAGTGTTCAACTACTCCCCCACACATTCTGGAATCTACGTCAACAAGTCTGCTCTTTCCCAGCAAACCAATTTCACGAGCGTGGTCAACACGCTGTACATGGGAGATGGCGTC